ATACTGCGTCGCTGTGTTCAATAACCAAGTCAGCTGCTTTTCTATGCAACTTAATTTGGTGTCTATCATGTGGCTCGCTTGATGGATCTTCATACCTTCTTACTTCATTATGTGCAATCTGTAAGACAGTAAAGCCTTTATCTCGCAACTGATTGAGTAAAGCAAGATACTCTTTCCATATCTCTAAACAAGCGGCATAGCCTTTTCCGTATGCTGGTGAACTGATATCTGGCCAACCATTCTTTTCACAAACATAGTCTTGCATTAAAGTTTCTAACCAATCCAAGCTATCCACTATGACAGTTTTAAATTCGCTATCTTCTTCTATTAAAGATTTTAAGTTTCCTTCTAATTCTGTATAAGTTTTAGCTACAGGAAAATGAGGACACTCAATCTTACCAATGCCATCTTCTGCTTGGACTATAATTGGTTTGTTCATAGTTGCACCAAAAGATGTTTTACCGATTCCACCAGGACCATACAATACTAAGATTGGTGGTTTTAGTTTTGCCTTTTGCCTAATATTAGCTAACGACATTATTGCACCTCAATCTTTGGTTTATCTTCTGCTGGCTCTAATATGTTTTTCATACGAGCTTCATAAGAACCAAGTAAAGTATTTAAGTCGTCAATATCATTGTTGGCTTTGACAATAAACTCGTCTCTCACTTGTTTTTTCTCCTGCCATCTAGCCATCAACTCTTTTGCATTGTCTGGCATTTCATTTATCTTATGTTCTTTGCCATCATCTGCAAACTTAATCGTTGGTTCTTCAACGCTTTCAGTTTTATTTTCTGCTACCATTTTAGTCTCCCATTTGGTTTTGTTTATAGGTATCACACGCATCTTTAGCATTACACCAACGGCATCCGTCTTTGCTATAGTTGTATGTGGGTATTTCCTCAAAGCAAGCTTCGGCAGCTGGCTTTAAAGTTTCATAGGCCCATTCAACTAAGTTAATCGCTGATATGGAATATGATCTAATAGGACCATCTTTGTGCCAACCTCTTGGTTGTACTATGGTCATTTGAACTGTGCAGTCATCTCCGTATCTTGATAATGCACCTAGTGCATAGATACGCATTTGTGGGTTATCTGCTTCTACCGCCCACTTACCAGATTTAAGATCTATTATCTCTATCATGTCTTTACCAATAAGAATGGCATCTGCTGTACCCCATAGGTCTGCATGTATTTCTGGCATGTTAACTCTTTCCTCAATCAATGGTCTTGCTACATCCAAGTCCATCATTCTTTGGTCTATGTAATTTACATAAGTGTTAGCACAATCAATCATCTCTTGGTCTACTGTGATATCAAAGTCCTCTACATGGTGTGTTGTGTCTAAGTAGTATTCTTCTAAGGTGAGATTGTTTAGTCTACCTTTCAGCAATGTCTCAACCATTTCGTGGATTAGTGTACCTGTAGCCGCTGGTATGCCTACTTTATATTCAACCTGCATACTCGCCAAGAGTTGTGGCATGCCAGGGCAAGCCATCCAAATCTTTGCTGCTGAAGGTGAGAGTTTAGCGTGCGCCATGGACAGAAATATAAGAGTCGTTTTCCATTCTTTTCACATCATCAAGATCGTATTTAATCTTACCGCCAATCTTAAAATAGCTTGGGCCTTGTCCTCTGTACCTTCTATTATCGATTGTTTTTTTGCTGACTCCCCATCTCTCTGCTAGTTCGTCAACTTCTATGGTATTTGATATGTCAAAATTCTTTTCTAATATTTCCATAAATTTCCCTTTTATTAATATTTTTGTTTATAATAAACCAATATTACTAATTATCAAGTAATATTTAATAAAATTTGGGAGAAATTAATGATGAATAAAACAGTATACGCACATACTAACATAGGAAACGAAAAGGATTGGGATCAAGAGATAGATCAGCTTGCAACCAATAACCAAGTAGCTGGAACGCACTATAAGCAGTCCAAGATACAGCCTATTGATTATATATACGCTAACAACCTGTCTTATAACCTAGGTAGTTGTTTAAAATATATAACCAGAAGTAAAGGAGAGAAACAGGATAGGGTGACTGACTTGTTAAAAGCCAAACACTTTATAGATCTTGAATTACAGATGGTTTACGGAACAGATGCTAAAGGTAATAATATAGGAGATTATTCAGTAGAAGTTTCTCTATAACCATGAGGTAGCTATGAATTTATATGAGTTTGATGATCGTATCTTAAACGAAAGGAACGGAAGAAAGCCTATATATGTAAACAAACATCTTGCTAAAAAGTTTAAGGATTTTTGTGAGAGCGAACAGAAAGAACCACACAAGGTGGTTGAGTATCTAATATCTTTGGGTATGAACTCTGTAAAGCATTACGAAGAACCTAAAGTGTCTGTTGACATCGAAGCTCTTTAAATAGGTTTTTGGTATTCTCTAGCGTGTCCCACGCTTGAACATCCTTGTCTTTAAAACTTATCTGCTTTAGACCATTTGGAAACATAAACTTAACTGTTTGATGTTTTAAAGCAACCAAAGCATAAACATCTATAGCATTTTTTGAATAGAATCTTTCTTTGGTATAAGCACCGCGCCTAAAGTCATATATCCATGACACTCTACAGTTTTGTATTTTAGATTGTGTTTTAACCTGGCACTTATATAGAGTATGGTCAACATCAAAGATGATGTCTGCTTCCGCGCTGTGTGGAACTATCGTCACAGTATCTGCGTGTAAAGAAAGTAGCGAGGCTACTAAGTATTCTCCAGATCGGCCAACTCTTTCAGATTGGCGTGGCATGGGGTTATTCTAGTGGTGGTTGTGGTTGAGAAAGAGACTCTAAATATTCTTGTCTTTGTAATCTTTCAGTTGTTGGAGAAACACTATTTATAATATTTAAAGTATATTGAATTGCTTGTTTAGATTGCGGATTTGTTCTGCCTAATTCAACTAAAGAAGCTACCGCATTGTCATTTGCCATAATTCTTCCTAAAACATCCATAGCTCCACCAGCTTTTAACTCACCATATTTAGTAGCCAATCTTACTAGTGGATTAAATGTTTTCATCATAGCAAAATCTTTAGCAAGAGTTCTTGCGGCAATACCTTGAACATCAAAACCTGGTTTATTAATATTAGAAATTCTACCAGTTCTTTCTAAAATTCTTATCATGTTGTCAAACCCAACTTTGAAATCTTTTTTATTAACACCATGAGCATCTGCTACATTATCTATAACAGCCATAAAGTTTTTTCTTTGTGAACCTTTACCAGCAATAGCTTCAACCAATTTAAAACCCTGCGTTAAATCTTCTCCCTGTTTTACTATTGGAAAAGCATTGTTGATAGCGTTTCTAAAATACAAATTTGCAATTTGTTTTGTTGCCTCTGGATTTACAGCATTTAATGTTTTTAAGGTGTTGTTTATATCTTTAACATTTGCTTTTTTTGGATTGAATATAAATCCTTCTATTGTATTCAAATCAATACCCTCTTTTGCCAATGTTCCAGTATTGTCTTTAATAACATTAACTAAATTATTGGTTAATTCTTCATATACTTGATTTGCTTTTCTATAGTTTGTGTTTGTATTTAATTGACCCTTTAAAACATCTAAAGCTCCTGCACCATCAGAGTTAAATAATTTTGCGCCTAAATCTTTTTGTACAAATCTTCTTGGGTCTGCTACATTTTTTCTTGAATCTTGTACTGCATCTCTGTAAGTTTTAAATGTAGAATCTAATTTATTTATATTGGTAACAGGCACTACATATTTTACACCAGCATCTGTTCCTTCTTTTAAAATTAATTCTTTTCTAATTTGTTTTAATTTTCTTTGATTCAAACTATTAGGAGCTGAGTCTGCAATTAAATTATCAATGTTTTGTATAATTTTTAAAACCTGCCCTGGTGCAATCGTTTCAACATTTGCAAGTTTATAACCTTTATTAAAAGATTCTTGTGATCTTTTTCTCTCTGCACTAGTAATTGCTGATTTTGCTGTTTTTTGTATTGACTCTAGAACCTTTCTTTGACTTTCAGGCATATCTGCAATTTTTGCAGCCTTACTTGTTGCTAAATTTAAAGCATCAACAGGTCTACCTTTTACAGATTCATATATGTATGGTCCACCTTTCTCACTTTTTAACACATCTTGTGTTAATTGATTAACCAATTTATTATCAACGGTTTCGCCAGGTAATAATTTTATACCCTCAGTTTTTGCTAAATTTTCTAATTTTATTGCTTCGTCTAATTCTGTTTTGCTTATGCCTTTTAAAGATTTTTCTGTTAGTTGAGCTGCGGTAGAAGGACCGAACAATTTACCAGTAGCAATTGCAAATGGTAAGGTTACACCAGTTGCCGTAAGAGGACTGCCTGATGCGCTTTCTACAGTTTCATAAACACCTCCTGAAGCTGCACCCAAGCCAACACCAAACCTTCTTGCTTTTTCTGTTTTACCTAGCAAACCAGGAGCAGCAAACTCTGGTACAGTTTTTAAATATCCACCTAATGTAGTTTGTGGTTCATACTCACCAACTTCTTTTAGGCTTGGTACAAATTCTTCTACTTTTTCTCTAACTTCAGCCGATGTAGGAAAAATTTTTACTGGTTCTGTTTTTTTACCAGTAACTAATTCTTTTATTGGGGTTGTTAAAAATTTACCAACTTTACCAGGTATTGCTTTTCCTAATTGTTCTATGTCACCAGCCGCACCAGGTATATATGACAAACCCATATATCCTCCACCTGCTGCTGATCTTAGGTAGTCCTCTGCTCGTTCTTTTCTACTTAAAGGTGTTGGTTGTTGCGCAGCAATATATTCCTTCGCTTTTGCAGTAGCTTCAGCCTGTTTACCTTCATCACCCTCAATCTCTAAAATTGAACCGTCAGGCAATTCAAATTCATATATTACTTGTGCCATTTTATAACTTTATTCTAACTCTTGGTATGCCGTCTGTTGTACTTGTTGTCGGTATTGGTTGTTGAATAAATGGATTATTTATTTGACCAAAACCAATTGTATACAAATCATTTATTCCAGTAATTATTGCATTTGCTTCTCTGTCTTGTGGGTTTCTACCCAACGTAAGATTTTTTAATTCTCTGGTATAATCTAATTCTGATTTAATTTCAGAACCAACCCCTGTTATAAATTCATATAATGCTGAAGCTTTTTGATCTGCTGTTCTACCAGCTGATATGATTTTTTGGAAATTTCTAAAGTCTTGGTCTGATAATCCTCTACCTTCTTGCCCTCTAACTTTAGCTATTTGATAAGCAAAATCTAACAGCTGTGATTCTGTAACTGCAGTTTGTCCAGCTAATTTAGTAATTGCGTTTCTTATTTTAGGATCTGTATTATCAACAAATTTTGTTTTTTCTTCTTGATTAATTAAAACACCAGCAGCTTTAAATTCTTGTCCTATTTGGTCAAACACCTGTGCAATGTCACCAGTTGCTAAAACTGATTCTGGGTTTTCATATAAATTATTAATTATTCTTTGACCTGTATTCACCAAAGTATTATAAGAAATAGCTCTTTTTTCTAAACCATTTTGGTCATTCCAACCTTTTATTTCACCAATGTCTTTAGCCTTACCAGCCGAAGTAAGTTGTGGTGTTTTATTTAAGAAATATCCTTGTGCGACTAAAGATTGCATTTCTTCTTCTGTTGGGTTAATTAAATCTGTGGCTCTGTTTCCATCTCTATCTGTTACTGCCCATGTTTCTATATCATCATCAACTTTTCCATTTGCAAAAGGGTCTGCTAATGGACCAACAATAAACTTAGTTCTATCTATATTTTCTGCTTCTGATTTTAATATTGTTCTAACAGGTTTTCCTGTAATCTTGTCATATAAAGTAAATCTTTCTACTGAACCAGGTTTAGTAGTACCAGCAGCAAGTCTAGGGTCTAAACCAAGCTCTTGTAGTTTAATCATGTCAGCATATTGTGGGTTATCTAATGCAAATTGTCTTAATGCTTTTTTTTGTTCCGCCATTTGCATTTGCTGTTCAGCTAACTGCATTCTTCTAGGATCACCAGATAATATAGCAGTAGATTTACCTAAACTTCTTTGTAAAGCAGCTAAACCTTCCTGCCTGCGCATGCGCGCCTGCTCTGGAGACACTTGCTCCATTGGGTCATAACCGCCAATCTCTGTTAGGCCTCTGCCTACTCTTTGACCCAACCCTTTAAATAAATTCTGTATTGCCATATTACATTCCGTAAGGTGTTTGCGTTGTTTGTGATGGTGAGAACAAGTTACTAAATATTGGTTGTGCTGTGTTTAAAAGCCCCATACCAGCTTGGAATTTTTCTAATCCACTAGGACTATATCCAGTTGTTGTTGTTTGTGTTGGCTGCATACCGCTTACACCAGTTGCTAGTAAACCAAGTTGTTGCTGTGGATATTGTAGCGCTCTTTGGAACTCGCCTCTTTGCGCTCCGATAGCTTGTTGCTGTAATGCTTGTTGTTGCTGTCCTATACCACCTAGTAAACCAAGACCTTGTAATTGTTGTCCTGCTAACCCACCAAGTAATCCTGATCTTTGCGCACGCGCTTGCATCTCTAACTGTGGCTGTGCTAAAGCTGCTCTGCCAGCAATGTCTAAGCCACCTAATTGTCTTTGTTGTTGTAGCTGTGCTTGCTGCATCCTTCTTTGTTGTCCTAGTTCTGCACCAAAGATACCTGCTTGTTGACCAAGCTGTGCCTGTTGTAATGCACGCTGTTGCTCTTGACCAGCACCAAATACACCTAATTGCTGTTGTCTTGCTAAATCACGCTCCGCCGCCGCCTGCGCCTGCTGGAATCCTGACTGTCTTAAACCAGCTGCTGTTCTAGCCATTTGCTCTGCGTAAGGTCTTTGTGATTCAGACTCTAGTAACGCAGATCTTGAACCACCAAAAGCGCCTGCTCTGATTGCTCTTTCTTGTGCGCCAGTTCTTGCTATGTCAGCTTGTCGCTGTATGTCGCCCATTGCTAGGTCTATAACTTGTTGTTGATACGGAGATTGATAAGCGCCTATGTCTTGGCTTAATAAACCTCTGAACTGCGGTGTAGATACTGGACCTATTTGAGCTGCGCCTGGAGCTTGTGTTGCTTCTATGGTTGGTGCTTCAAAACCAGTGACA